TATTCTTATTGTTTTAGGATTTACAACTCTTACAAAATATGGATCACCATCTGCTAATGTTCCCTTTAATATTGTACCAAATGCAGAACCGATGCCAAGTGATGCATTACCTTGATTTCTATAAAATACTTTTTGACCATTATCTAAATTATGATTATCATTAAATGATATTGTTTCATTATCAATATCTAATCCACCACCAAATAGAATACTTCTACTGTCAAACGATACCTCTCTAAATCTTGATCCAAGTATTGGTTCAAGAGCACAACCTTCACCATTTCCACCAGTTAATGATATACTTAAAACAGAATCAATATCAAAATCTTGTGGATCAACAAATATTTTTTTAACACTTCCAGATAATGAAGGTTCAATCAAAGCACTAGTGCCAGCACCAGTTTGCACACTTAATTTTGGTGGATTTATTATATCATAATCTTCACCTCTATTATCCACTTCTACACTTTTTAGTGGACCATAATAAATTTTATCGTCTGATACAGGTGATTGTATCTGTACACCATCAATCAATATTCCAATATCATTAACAGGTCTTTCTTTTTTTGTTGATATAAAGAGATTTTGTGATAATGGTATTTTCTTTAATACATTATTTGACTCTAATTTTCTATTTGCATGACGTTGAAGAATAAATTGATGATCACCAGTTGATGTTGTACCAAAACCCACTTGAATATTGCTTGCATTACCTATTTGACTTCTTGAATTATAAAGTGCGATTCTGGTTATATTAGTTCCTGAAACTTCAGGTTGAGGATCTACATAATACACTCTTCCTGATTCCAATCCAACAATTGATTCCTCAGTTGGTTGATATACAACTGCATCACCTTGAATAAACTTTATAGATTCTGTTGGTGGTAATGGGAACTTTAAATAATTAAAATTTCCTGCAATTAAAGTAGAAGGTGTATCAAAAACATCAGGGTTACTTTCAACTGAGGCACCTGTAAATATACCACTTATTACATTTAAGTTTATATTATAACTAGGAAGAGAATTAGAAGCAACATATCCATCTACATCATTATCGGTATATACATTCAATACATCTGATATAATTTTATTATTTCCTTGTTTGATTTCAACACCTGTGCTATTTGCTTTTTTTAGCACACGTCGTATATCATATAATTGATTAGCGATTGTTGTAAATCCACCTAAATTAGTTGGATTTAATACGTTTAATCCAGAATCAATATTATCAACATTAAATGTGCCTTCTATTCCAAACTCATTTCTTTTTAATATTTCAAATAAGTCATTTTTGTTTATAGATGATTTATCAATTTTAGTTCTTAATTTAAATGGATTAGTTTCTTCAACTTGAAATCTTGAACTAGTATTATATTTCCATGAATTAGCAAAAATTTGTTTATAATTATCATTATTATTAAATATTTTTTCACCTACATTTTTGACAAATACTTCTTCTCCTTCATTAATAAGATTGATGTCTGATACAGGAACTAAATCAGATAACACACCAGTTATACGTAAATCTACTCTCTTTGATAGATCTCCGTTTTCATAACCAAATATAGTTTCATTTATTCTAATATTATCAGTTTTACTTATTGGGTTTTTAATACCTGTACAACCAAAAAACTGATTAACTGATTTAGAAGTATAATCTACAACATTATCACCAGTAATAAATGTTCCAGTAGCACCAAACCCAACGGTAGAGTCAACTGTAACAACATCAGAGTTTATTGATACATTTTCAATTGATTTTGTATTACCAGGAACTGTAAAAACACCTTCAATAAGATCTCTATCACTAAATCCTACAAAAAGAGATATTTTATAATATGATTTACCTAATCTTGTAAATATTTCTACTTCAGATATTGATCCATTTGTATTAACATCATTTGACTTAAATATTGTTTGTCCTACAAGATTTTTAGGTTGACCATTTGGTGTTATTAGATCAGCAACAATCACCTCTCTACGTATAAATTCAGAACTTGAGGGTTTAATTAGATTATTCTCTAAATCTAAAACTTTAGAATCTACGCCATATAATACCCTGAGTAATATCTTTACTGACTCTTCAATACCCTTTGATTGATAAAAAGAACGTGCAAATTTAACAAAATTACCTACATTAAGATTTTCTGCAAAAGTATTTTCCTCAAAACCAGGTAAAAAAGTTTTCTTTAATTTTTTAAAGAATTCTTGTAAAAATAATACAGATAAATTTGTTATTGATGCTCCTGTTGCATGAGAGGTAGCGGATGTCTCCTCAAAAGTTAATTTTTCTTTATTAACATCCACTAAAGAAGACGAAACACCAACATTATATCCTGTAACACCACTAAAACCACGAATACAGTCCGTAAAAGATGTTGCTGTTTTACCTTTATAAGAAATTATTTCATCATCAATCTTTAGAAGACCATATTCATCAGGAAATCCATTGGTGCTACTCACATTAATAGTTTTATCATCTGCATCGATTTCAGATGTAATTGATGAGATACCAATAACTACTTCTGGAATTAAATTATCTACTTTTACATACTGATCAAAATTACTTAATAAATCAACTGCTCCACCTTGAAATTCAAGTGAATTATAATATTCTTTGAAGAGTTCTACAGCGTTAGGAAACTCTACCCGAATAAATTCTGGTAATTGGTGATCGATTATCTCATTGACTTGTATTCTTTTGTCAATTTGTGACATAAATTATTTCCTCTCTAGAGATCCGTTTGAGTAACTTGATGTGAAGAAATCTCTTGTAAATGTAATACCTGAAATATCTTCTCCTGAAGCAATTACGTCCTTCACCATATTTATGGTGCTATTTGATACCTCTAAACTGACAAATAAATCTTTTAATCCCACAACATCATTTGACTCTGGAAATGCTTGCACTTGAATTATATTATTTTGTAGAGTAGTTGATGTTATGTTAATTGTATTCAGAATTACCTCACCTTTCATATAATCGACTCCACCAGCACCTTTTGCTAAAATTACTTGTTGTCCTTTATTATTAACACTAACAACACTTAAAGTTCCCTTCATAGTCCCATCTAAATTTCCTGATGCGTCTTTATTTGGTACATCTGTCAAGAAACAAACATCATCAAACCCACTTATCTTAAAACCAGTGCTTTTTATATTGAAACCAGCTGGATTAATATAAAAACGATTTCCAAAACATAATTCATATTGAGCAAAAGAGTTTAATGCTACTTTCAAGTCTCTTCTTATGATGATTTTTGTAATATTAGATGTTATAGCATCATCTGTACGGTCAATTAATTGATTGATTTTACTATACTTGAATCTTCCACCAAATTTGTTAATTTCAACGTTATTTGCGTATTGTTGCAATGATTCGATTATAGATGATTTAAGATTATCGACTGAAGAGACTCGTGATGGATTATAATAAACATTTGATTCTAATTCAACATATAAAATCTTAAGATCAACTATTTCACTATTAATACCTGCAATCGCATATTTTTTAAGTTTAGATTTAATTTGACTTTTATCAAAGTCAGATACAAACGTACCACCTACAGGTTTAATACTAATTTGCACCTTTCCGAACTGAGGAGGATCTAATTCCTCACCACCGATAACTGAAACTGACTCAGTTCTTGGAAATATATCTCTAATAATTGCTTCGTAATCTCTTGGTGTAACTGCTCTGTACTGTGCTGAATAAAGACGAGGTGCAAGATACTTAATTGATGATAAACTCTCTACTTCTGAACCGTTCTGTGCCCCTCTAACGGTGTTTATGGACACATTATCTAATGGAATAAACAATCCTTGATTACTGGAGAAAGTACCTTGAAAATTAAAGTTTTCAGGTCCGTTTCCATCATTACCATTTGTCACGATATATGATACTGTGATAGTATCTCTATCCTTTAATTTTCTACCAATTATTCCATCACCAAATATTATCTCAAATTTACCATCTTGTACTTCCTGAGTCAAATATATTTCTGAATTTTTATCAACATTCAATATATTATCAACTTGTAAATATTTGTTAGTTGTTCCACTAGATGTAACATTCACTCTTAGAGTTGAACTATCAATATTTTCTGAACCAATAATATATCTTTGATCTGTGTTTTCAGTTACTATAAATCGACTAGTGAGATAAGTACCCTCAAAAACTGTTATATCATCATCAAAACGAGCAAATGAATTACCATTTTGTGTAAAAATATTAGTTGTTGTAATATTATCTGGTACTGAAAAAGTAAATGTCGTATTCTGAGAGTTACCAACACAAACTAATCCAGAGCGTAGTGTAAGAAATTTAGGAGTTGTTGCATTTGTGGGTCCAAGATCAACGTCACCTAGTCTAATTACTGCCTGTGCAGATGATTTTGATCTTGGTATATATCCTATATTTCTAGCAAGTGAAACAACATTTTCACGAATTGTTGCAGAATCTAAAAATGACTCATTTGCTACTAAATTCGCATTAAAAGCGTTAATATACGTATTATATGCTAATGTGTCAATAATTATTGAAAAATTAGAACCTTCAAAATCAAAATCTGTAAAAGTTGAGTTTGATTTAAGAAAAAGTTTGATTTGTGCTTTGATTTGATCAAAGTCTAAACTTGTAAACTGAGTAAAGGGCATATTATCTCGTAGGTTCTAAAATAAAATTAAAAGATTGAGTCGGAACTTCGAGACCAACTATATCAAAAGTAACTTTTATGTCTAATAAGTTAGAATCAGGCAATGCATTAACACCAACATCAAGTTTACCAATTCTAGGTTCAAAGTTTCTTACCGTAGTACGAATTTGGTCTTCTATAATGGTAGAAGTTGACTTTGCATAGTTGTTAAACAACATGTTGCGAATATCCGTACCTAAATCTGGATTAAAAAATCTTTCAGTTGGGATAGTTTCGACTAAATTACGAACAGATCTGACAATTGCACGTTCATTCGTCAATACAGTCATGTCAGATGTCACTGGATGTGGTGAAAAAGACAAACTTATATCCTTAAATGCTCTAGATGTGCGTTGAATCGCCATTATTCATGCTTTTAGATTTATTTATACCCTATCTTTCATAATCATTCATGATATAATCATCACTATCGAAGTAATTAAGTATCCACCAAGCAACTGATCGAGGATTTTTACCCCCACAAGTGAAAATATCAATCGCAACGCAACTTTTTTCTGGCCAAGTATGCACACAGAAGTGACTTTCGGCAAGTGTGATGTTCACAGTCACTCCTTGGGGGTCAAATTTATGAACAAAACAGTTTAGAAGAGTTAAATTTTCTGCTTTAACTGCCTTAACCATCTCATTTGCAATTTCTGTGGGATTTGTTAACTTGCTTGTCTCAACATTATATACTTCTGTAAGCAAATGAGTGCCCATATGAGCATTTTTGACGTTTTTCATTCTAATTCTGGTTCAATGTGAATTTCGACAACTTTGTAATCATCCTCTAAGACCTCTTCGAGGTAATCTTTGTCCCAATAATCGTAATAATTGGTTTTTGCCAACTTTTTTCGTGCCTCAGTTAGTTCATTTCGTAGTTGACATAGCACTAAATTATATTTTCCGTTACTTGTTTGGATTCCTTTTATATATGTCTTTGTTTTTCCATGATCAGCAATGAATTTATAGTCAGGATAGTTCCGATTATAGTCATCAACAGCATCATAAAGAAATTGTGCACTAATATTTTCCTCTACCACATAAATTGTAACATCAAAATCATTATTTGGCACGATTTGACTTAATTTTTCGTCAACTACCGTGTAATCTGCCTTTGATGCATAGGGACATATCGCAAAATTACCCAATTCTGGTCGAATTTTTGACAATTGCCCAATCCAATGTAAAATATACCTACTTTTCTTGTCTTTCATCGGGTGTTGTCCAGAAATAGTCGTCACAATCCCCCAATCTACCCCATTTTACATCATTCTCAACCTCAAAGATGCGTGTTGATACCTTAAAATCGGGTATTTTGACATTTTCAGGTGTCATTGAGGTATCAAAGATGCGACAACGGTTATTTGGATAGAGACAATACTGCCCATTTCGCAATTCAATCAGATTAAATGACTTATGTTCATCGGGCATCTCACTTGTTGACGCATCAATCTGATCAAAATCACCATGATAGTTATCTAAAGTGCAAATATACTGCCCTTTTTGGTTTCCATAGTGTCTTGT